AAGTTCTACAAAAGAAGTTGGAGAGGATATAGTTATAGGACATAGCACAGCTATTAACTCTACTATGCCCACTATATTCTTAGACCCTATCCATGTAAAGGGTAAAGAAAAAGAAATAATAATATATACTATTGAAAGCCTTTAAATTCTTTTATTAGTATCTCCTATTAAAAGCTATTTCTCCTGTCTCTACATCAGCATAAATTAATTGTATCTTAGTGTTAAGCGTATCTTCAAGTTTCTTTTGATTGGGTCTAAGTATCCTATTAATTTTAGTACCATTAGTTCTCCTTGCTAATGCTTTAACATCTATCAACAGCATATCTCCTTCTTCATTAATAGCTACCATGTCAATTATACCTTGACTTTGGTCTTCGTTAAATACTTGATATCCTTGTTGAATTAAAAAATTGTGTACTAGATTAACAGCAATCATTCCTCTACCGTGTTTTTCATAGCTCATATATTATCTCCTTATTGAAAGCCTTTAAGTTGTTTCTGTAAGTACTCGTGTACACTACCTAACTTATCTTTACCGTGTCTTAATATAGTTCTTATTAATGGTCTATCGTCTTGAGGTATAACATCATCTACCATATTTTCAGGTAGCATACTAAACTCTGTAACTATTTTATTATCTCTCGTTAGTAAAACTTTGAAGCTTATCAAGTTAGCTTCTTCTTTGTTAGTCATTGGATTCCTTTAAATTTGTAAAGTTAATAGCATCCTGTCTGCCCCTTAGTCCTGCCTTCATGTAAGTAGTAGCTCTGCCCTCAAAGAAATTCTGGTGCTCTACTCCTGTTACTTCATCAATCCAACCAAGAGGATTTTCTCTTTGGTCGTAATTAGTTTTAAGTCCTAGTTGAAGTAATCTTCTATCAGCTATGTATCTATTATATGCATACATATCTTTTTTAGTTAGTCCTTGTATGTCTCCCATATCAAACACTAAGTCTAAGAACTTATCTTCAAGCTCTACCATGTGTCTACATATTTGATATAGCTCTGCTTTAAAATCATCTGTCCATATCTCTATGTTCTCTTTGATAAATTCTCTAAACAACTTGGTCATAGCTTCAACATGCATAGACTCATCACGGATAGAGTAAGTAACTATCTGCCCCATACCCTTCATCTTACCAAACCTAGGAAAGTTTAAAAGAATAGCAAAGCTACTAAAGAGTTGTAGTCCTTCTGTAAAAGCTGAGTAAACTGCTAGGGTTTTAGCAATAGTTTTCTTATCAGATTTAAGAGGTTTAAACTCTCCAACATAATCGTGCTTGTCTGCCATCTCTTCATACTCTGAGAAAGCTTTATATTCTATCTCAGGCATTCCAACTGTATCAAGTAACAAACTATAAGCATGTTGATGTATTGATTCCATGTTAGCAAAAGAACCCATCATCATTCTAGCTTCAGGTTTCTTAAAGATAGGCATATACTTATCTATGTACCCAGAAGCTACGTCTACATCTGACTGAGTAAACAATCTAAATATTTGTGTAAGTAAATTCTTTTCTATAGGTGTAAGCTCTTGCCAATCCTTTACATCTGTGTGCATAGGCACAGACTCAGGCATCCAATGCATTTGGTTTTGTAGTACATAGTAGTCAAACATCCACGGATATTCAAACGGTTTGTAATAATCTCTAGTTTTTAATAAGCTCATAATTCTTCTTCCTTTGGTAAATATACTATTGTTAATGAATTACATTTAGGACAACTTAAGTTAGTCTCCATAACGTATTCTTCGTCTTCTTCTATGTCGTGGTCTCCGCCCCATATTAACTGTGTGTTACAATGCCAACAGTTCACGACTATCCTTCACATGCGATACATTCTGTATCTTCTAAATTTATTCTTGGTACTTTAACATTGACGTTCTCTACTGTACGAGCAGCATTAGAACGGAAATAGTAAAGCGATTTAAGTTTGTTCATACCATACCAATGTACATCATTAACATACTGCATGTAATCATCGTGTACATCTTGAGGCTCTGTAGCCTTTGGTAAAGTAAAGAACAGATTAACTGATTGTGCTTGACACACAAACTTCTGTCTTTGATGAGCATGTTCTACTATCCATATTTGATTTATTTCATTAGCAGTTTTAAATATTTCTTTCTCATCATCGTTAAGTATATCTAAGTGTTGTACCGAACCATCACTACCTGATATATCTTTCCATATAAGTTCTAACTCTTTACCTTTTAATCCTTTAGATTTAAAAAGCTTTTCTAAGTATTTATTCTTAACTTGGTAACTTCCGGATAGAGTTTTGTGAGTATAGCAGTTAGCCCTGTAAGGCTCAATACTAGGAGAAGTCCCACTACAGATGATACCACTACTAGCATTAGGAGCAATAGCAAGGAGGTTAGCATTCCTCCTACCACTCCCATGAATATCAGGAGCCTCACCCCTTTCAACAGCCAACTCTTTAGTTGCGTTGTCTGCTCTGGACTTGATGTAAGTAAACGCTTTGTGGTTGAAACCAGTTGCAAAAATACCTTCGAAAGGTATGCTCCTAGATTGTAGATAAGCATGAAAACCCATAGCACCAAGACCGAGACTGCGTTCCCTATACGCTGAGTAGGCAGATTTTGTATACCCCTCTTGACCTTCTTTAACATATTTTTGAAAGCGTTTAAAATTTGCACTGTATTCTCCTAACTGCGTTGTATCTATTGCGTTGTCAATGTAGTGTTGTAATACATTATCAAGCATTGTTATTAAATCTTGTATGAAGTTATCGTCCTTTGACCAACTATCAAAGTGTTCTAAGTTGACAGAAGATAAACAACATACTGCTGTTCGTTCTTCGTCTGTAGGTAGTGTTATCTCAGAACATAAATTACTTTGTCTGATTTTTAACCCTAAATCTTTTTGTCCTTTAGGTAGTGCTTCGTTACATTTATCTATGTTTACCATGTAAGGCTCACCAGTTTCTGCTCTAGCATTTATTATCTGCCACCATAAATCTCTTGCATTAACTACACGAACAGCTTCGTTAGTCTTTGGGTCTATTAGTCTCCAGTCTTCATCGTTTTCTACAGCCTGTAAGAATGAGTTAGTTATGTTGACACCGTTATGAAGATTAAGATTCTTCCTGTTGATATCACCACCTGATTCTTTACGCATGTTTATAAACTCTTCTATCTCTGGGTGACTGATATCCATGTAAGCAGCATAGCTTCCTCGTCTTGTAGTGCCTTGGTTGAAGGCTAACATCTGAGAATCAACTACATGCATGAAAGGAATACTTCCAGTAGAACGACTGCCATGAGCAGTAGATATACCGTTACTTCTAATATCTCCCCAATATCCACCAATGCCTCCACCTGAACTTGCCAACCATATATTCTCGTCATAATGAGCAGATAACCCACTCCTACTGTCAGGAACATAATTAAGAAAACAACTGATAGGAAGCCCACGGCTTGTTCCTCCGTTACTAAGTATAGGAGTGCTAAACATGAACCAACGAGAGGAACTGTAGTCATAAAGTCTTTGAGCAAGTTCAAAGTTTGTCTCACCTTTGAAGGTGGCTCCGAAGACGGAGGCTCTTGCGAGGGCTTCTTGTGCATGTGTTTCGTTCTCCCAAAAATATCTATCTTTTAATGTATCAATACTAAACTTATCAAACTGTTTCTCTTTACTATAATCTATTACAATTCCTAAGTAAGGTTTTTTCCCTATCTTATCTTCAACCATTATCTTTCTCCTCATCTAACACATACATAGTTATGATAGCGTAGTGTATTATTTTCATTAATTCTTTTTTCTTGTTATCTTTCTTTCCAAACCTCATAGCATATTTCATAATGTTACCAATACCAAAACTCTCTCCGTGTCCTGCATCTATAATCATATCTGTTGCTTGATATTTACCGTTACCATAATGAGCTTCATAAGTTCTATCTACATAAGTTCTTATTTCTCTTAACACTTGGTCTTCGTTAAATTTATATTTCATGTCCTCCATTCCTTTGGTAATGTTTCTTCACTATACCATATAAAATTGTTTGTCTCTGCCCATTCAGCATGTGTTCTTTTAGTTCCGTCTTTTCTTTTCTTAGCCTGTGGCATAGGAGACAAAGGTTTCTGAAATAAAAACACTAACTCCATATCTTTAGGTAAAGCTTCTCTTATATGTATGTACTTACTATACTCTGCATAGTCCCAGAATCTACCTTTAGCTTCTAGTAATATTGTTTTACCATCTATTATCTTTACAAAGTCCGGTTCATACTTATGCTTAACAACATAGGAGATGTTATCCCAATGATGCTTCCACTCTTGAAGTATTGTTTGATGTAGGGTAGCTTCCCACATACTATCATACCCTTTTGGGACATTTGTCTTCTTTGGTCTAGGCTTTCTTGGTACTCTTCTAACCACTTAGTTCTTCCAGAGTTATGTCAGGATTTCTTTTCACCTGTTTATAAAACCATCGGAGACTATAAGCACTTATCATAAATTTATTGTTAGCAAAGATATGTGTTTGTTCAGGTAAAAACTCATGTAGATTTTTTTTACTAATCTTAGTAGCGTCTTCACCTTCAGGAACCATAGTCCTTATCCAATCTATTAACAAAGCTTCTGCTTTTCTTCTTAACTGTTTAGACTTTCTCTGGTGCATAATTTTTTACAAGTTTCCAATAATTTAAAATACTATTAAACATTTCTCTATGTTTAGTTTGAGATTCTTTATCCCATACATGACAAGCTATAAGCTCTGTGTCTTCTCTATCAACAAAGATAGATACTCTTTCAACATCATCAAAGCCACAACCCTGTGCATAAGCAGACAACTGCATACCGTGTTCATCGTATACTAATTTAGATGGGTCTTTACCTTCTAAGTTATCTTTAGTTTTAAAGTCTACAAAGATACCAGACTTAGAATATAAATCTATCTTACCACCATAACCTAAGTCAGCACAGAAAGAAGCTTCAGCTATCCACTCTTCATCAGGAAACATTTCATCTAAATAGTTTTGAATAACACAATATGTTTCTGTCTTCTCTTCACCAAGAAAACCACGTTCAATCATGGCGTGAATCTTTGTACCTTTTTCTGCCGCTTCTTGACCTATTCTTTTAGAGTCTTGTTTACATCTGTATGCAAACTCTTCAATAGTTTCTAAAGAATCTTTCTCTAAAGTAAGAGCAGAGTTAAGTGCTTGATTGATTTTCCAATTCTCTAGTTGAGGTTTGGCTATCATACTAAGAATAGTAGTTACTGAAGGTACTAGGTTTTCTTTCCTTGCATCTCTAAGAGTAGTGTTTCTTTCTTTACCGTTAGCACCAACGATAGTATACATTGGTTCACCTTCTTGCGTATACCAATGACCAGATTCCGACTTAAATTTATTAGCCGACAGTTTATTATATACTTCTTGACTAGAACTGTCAAGTGTTTTTTCATTTTTTTCCATTTTCTTTTCCATCTTCTGAGTCCTTAAATGCTTTTATTACATCTGATGAGAATAATTTCTGTAGATTTACAAGGAACATTTTACTTGCGTTATGGTCTCCACCTGATACAGTTTTAAAAGTATCAAGCTTATCCACTATAGTTCTTAGTACATCTGTTTTAAATACAAGAGTACAAAACTCATTGTCTCCTACACATAAGTTATGAAACCAATAGTCTGATTCAGTTGCTCTGATACCAGATGGTTTGTTCCATGACTCATACTCTATACATATGTTACCTGTCTTCATCCACATTCCACGTTCTGATTTAACTTCTATCTTCTTTCCTTCTAACATGTCTCTAACTTTATCTTCCCTTATCTCACCATATGATAAGTCAAGGTCAAATTTCTTTTGGTCTTTCTTAGTGGGTTTCACTCCAGTTATCTCCTATCTTGTATTCGCCATCAAGGGGACAACGAAGATTAAAATGTTCACCTGATTCTATTATAGAGGTAACAGCTAGG